GCTGCGCCTTTGATATTCTTAGTAGACGCCATAGATCTTGCTAACGCTTTTGTATATCTAGACGCAAGTCTGTCATACAAATTATCTTCGATAGCTTCTTCTGTGATAGCGAATGCTAATGCAATCGTTTCATTTGTGTATCTCGCAGTGAAAGTTTCTTGCGCATCATCAAATGTTACGCCTTGACCTTCAGGTTTAACTGCCGCATTTGCGAAACCAGATAACATTACTTCTTCTTCGAAAGCTCTGTCAGATGATTCAGTGTTAAACACTTCAGTCCACTCTTGCGAGTATTGTTTGTACTCTAGTCCGAATAAAGCATTCAAACCAGGTTCCAACTCTTTAACGAGTTGTGCTCTTGATATTGCCATAGTTGTATTTCCTTATCCGTTATTAATTAAACAAAGCAGACGCCGGAGCTGCAACGACTACCCAATTGCTACCTGCAACTGTTTTGTCTCTGTTCTCTGGATCGTTTGCTGATCTAACGGCAGTAAACATTGCTGTTGTTGCTGCAGATCCAACATCTAACGTAGTGATCGATTGACCACTTAAATTAGCTGTCGCTGTATAGTTGTTAGTATTAAAGCCTTGCATTGGGTTAACTCCAAGAAGAGTTTGCGCCAAAGCGGCATCAGCTTTTACTACATATTCCTGATTAGGATTATCGATAATAAAAGCAGTTATGTCATCAGAACCAGTGTTATAGTCTGCTGACGTTGTTTGTCCTGCTACGATATTATTTGCAAAGGTTGGTTTTCCAGTAGCATCTATAAAGAATGCTCCGTTGAAAACACCTAATAATAAAGCAGAGTTAGCAGTTGTCCACGCAGTTCCACCATTTCCACCATCATCTGTAACAGTGAAAGAAGCGTCCTGAACCATTCCAGCCTCGCCCGCAGTTGCTCCACCGTCGTTGAACGACATTGGATCACCTTTGTTTGAAGCTACGCCTGGTGCAGTTTGGATATGATATTCAGATTGTCCTGAAGTTGCTGGAGTATTTCCAACAGTCATTACAGCTCTTAAACCAAATCCAGTTGTACTTGCATTTGCCATAGTTTAGTTTCCTTTTCTTGTACCTGCCCCGAAGGGCCTCCGGTACGGTTGATAGAATTCGTTGGTTAGGAATTACTAAATAATTAGCTTTTCTTTGTACCACCGAAGGTTACACGAGTATCAGCCTCTTTCGAGAATCTCATACTAGGGTGCTGTTCCTTCAAAAGATTGTTATTCACTGCTTCTTCTTTGTTTTGAGTCTGTTTTTTGTAGTACTCATCAATTTGAAGCGCAATCTCTTCTGGTATCCTTGCCAGCAGTAGGCCACCTACTCCGATCATTCCTGCGTATCTACCTTCGTTCATCGATGGAAAATCTTGATCCGGATATTCGTCAGCTCTCACTAATTCGTATCCTTCTCTTAAAGATCGAGCAACATTGGACGTATCTTGATGTCCTAATATTTCTGCTCTTATCCATTGATGTCTAAAGCCTTTTGGCGCAGGCGGTGCATCAAGAGAAGTGGGTGGAGTCCAAACTTTTTTAGATTCCGTTTTGGATCTAGTTTGACTCGCACGTGAAGTTTTTATTTTTTCGTTTTCCATATGCCTATACTCCTTCCGTGATATTTAATTGTTTCGCATATTCTTCGAGCGGCACACCTAATCTTTTAGAAATTGCTACCTGTGATTGTGTGAGTTTCACAGTTTTTCTGCGTCCTGTTGAAGCCGAACGTCTGGCTGAAGCTACATTCTGAGTAGGTTTTACTCTTTCTGTAGAACTGCCTTCTATCTTATCAAATTTATGCGGAAATTCAACTCTTATTCTTTTGTCAACTTCATCATAATAATCTCCACTTTGAGGGTCGTATCCTTCTACTTCTACAAGCTTTTTATGTATATCAAAAGCCGTATAAGTCATTGCCGAATCATTACCAAACCAAGAGTTTCTAGCAGCCCAGTCTTCAGCTTTAGGATCACTCCTTGCTGTAGGGGCCGTTCTTTGTGGTGTGATATTTACTTCTCTTTCACGTTCCTTTGGTTTGTTTTCATTGGCAACTTTAATGGAATTTAATCTTGCCTCATCCATTGTTAAGGTAGCCAATTGCTTTTGAGCAGCAACTTGCGCTTCTACATCCTGAGATTCAATAGCATTTTTAAGAGCTAATTGAGCTGCTGCTAAACTAGTCTTAACTCTACTTTCAAATTCTGAAACATAAGAATTATCTACTTTAGATAATCTTTTTACCATTTCATTATTTTCTTGCTTAACTGATTGAGCATAGTGGACAGCTTCTTCTCTCTGTCTTTCTGCTTCTCTCATTTTACGAGTTAGTTTAGAAATTCTTTTTTGAACCCCGTCACTATATTCTTTTAACTCGTCTTTCTCTTCCTGAGGTGCTTCGGCTTTAGTTTCTGGCTCTTCACCATCTTCGACTTTCTCAACTTCAATCTTCTCTTCCTTAGGTGCTTCAACTTTTTCTGGTTCACCCTTATCATCTAAATTAATTTCAGCTGCCTTTTGATCGGCTTCGCCTACATCAATTAAATTATCTACTTTTTGTGCTTCTTCTGGCATAGTTCCTTCCTATGTTAAATATAATGAAGAATTGATTCAGGATCCTTAATGGTTCCTAACACTTCATCATCATTTATTATTCGCACTTCTCCACCTTCAATTGGTAATCTTGAACCAGCATATCTGGCAAACATTACCCAA